AAACAGTTTATTACTATTATTGGCGTATCAGTGGCAGTTATACCAGTGCTTATCTACGTGCTTATGTATTTACTCAACAACTAGCAAGGGATTGACATGGTTGAAACCACTAAAGAGATGTTAGACGTAGCCGCTGCCTCCACCGCTGTATTATCAATGGCTGCGTGGCTACCTCCAACAGCTTCCATACTGACTATACTTTGGCTTGGTATTAGGATATATGAGTCAGATACTGTACAAGCGTTGTGTCATGGAAAGGCTAAAAAACAGCTTGACAAACAAGACTAAATGGTGTATAATACATGAGTATTCTAAGTAGCTTAATAGGGCCAATTGCTGGTTTAGCTAAAAACTATCTAAATAACAAAGCAGAAGAAAAGCAAGCTAAGCATCAAGCTAAGATGTCAGTAATAGCAAACGATGCTGACTGGGAATCTAAGATGGCTGAGGCTTCTAAGGATTCATGGAAAGATGAGTTCTGGACAATAGTCTTAGCTGTTCCTATCTTTTTGATTGGTTATTCTATTGCGGTAAATGACCCTGATATTATAACAAGAGTAGCTGAGAGCTTTCTAGTTCTCGGTACGCTACCTGAGTGGTATCAATACTTGTTGTTTATTGCTATAAGTTCTAGCTTTGGAATTCGTGGAGTCAGTAAAATAATGGACATGAGGAAATAAGATGTCAAGAGGTTCCAATAGTAATTATATATCATACAACAATGGGTTTACTATAAGCCCTCAAACACAAGTTTATTATGCACCCTCTACTGCTCAAAACTATAGCACATCAGGGTACGGACAGGCTAATGCTATTGGAGGAACCCCTACACAGACTGCTGGCGGCATGTTGTCTGCCGGTACTAACTACACCGGTTATGAAGGCGCAGGAAGTGCTGCTACTGCACGAGGCCCAGCAGAAATAAACAACTTAGTTACACCAGAAGAAAGAGTCTCGTTAGACTCTGAATGGAGTGTAGACCCTTTTGAGTTTGACGCTAGTTCTGGAGTAGACTACGAAACAGCCTTCCAAGACTGGGAGTTAGATAAAGATTATAATGAGGGCGCGCTTAGGTTAGAACGGGGTACGCAATCAATAGGCGGCACTCCAGAAACAATAGCACAAAGAGTATTAACAACAGCTAAATGGGATAAAACCCCTGAACAACAATATGACCTTGCTAAAGACATGTCAGCCTACTTTGGTGGTAAGCAGAGTAAGAACTTAAATTCTCAACTCTTGTCTGCTGGTTATACAGCGGAAGAATTAAATGAACTAGGTGTTGGGTCTTACGTTAATCCTGATAACTTTGTTAATGAAGAAGGTTCTTTTGATTACAATGCTTGGTACGCAGAACATAAGAATGCAGCACTTAATCAAACTGATAATTACTTTGACTTATACGATGATAAAGTATTAGAAACTAAAGCCAATGTAGCAGACAATCTTAATACCTTACGCTCAACCGACTATGATGAGTTTGTTTCTCAATATTCTAATTCTTCTGTTTCAGATAAAAACAGTTACTTGTACAGCCAGTTTGAGGCTGGAGAAATTAGTAATGACGAGTATAAACAAAATGTCATAAGCAACCTAGCAGAAGAAGGTAAAAAAGTAATAGCGGTTGAAGATAAGTATTATTACTATGAACCTAAAGAAGGCAGTGCTGACACTAGTTACAAAATAGATGGCAGTGAGCAGTACTTTGAAGTAAATTTTACTCCAGAAAAGTTTTCTTCTGATTCCGTTGCTCGCCTTGAAAGCCCAGGCCAAGGAATGTTTGGCTTAAAGAGTGACAACACGGCTGACAAAATTATTACAGGCGTTGACGACTTAGGGCAGTTACTTTACAACACGTCTTCTACAGGTTCTGAGCTTACAGGAGAAGCTAAAAAGAAACATCAAGAAGCAAGTTTTTTAGCTCACGGTATTGGCTCAAGAGGTAAAGCGGTTAATCCTTTTAAAGATAAACTAAGAAATGAGTTTTTGACCGTTGCCCGCGTAGGTGCTGCTATTGCAACAGGAGGCACTTCAGAAGTTTATCTAACACTAGGTAAAGCAGCAGCAGGTGAAACTCTTACATCAACCGATTACCTTACGTTAGCGATGCCAGCATTAGAAACTGCGGGTCTCTTAGTGCCTCCTACACAGGGAGTTCAGGGGAGTGGACAAGGGGTTTTAGGTCTTAGCTATAACGCATCAGAAGCCTTGATAACAGGAGCAATTACCGGAGACCCTGTAGAAGCGATTACTACTGCTTTTGGCCCTACGGTTGTTAAAAAGACCATAGATAAGCTCGGTGCTGGAGATGCCTTAAACACTTTTGCAAGTAATAATAATATAAACGCTGACGACTTGAATGAGGGAATTAATAAGACTATAAAATCTCTTGCTCAAGGCGATGATATAGAAGACGCTGTGCTAAAAGGTGTAGGTAAATACGTAACGGAAGGAGGAACTATTCTTCCCGATGCTGTTGAGGATGCTTTGAAAACAGCAGGTAAGCAAGTAGCTGCTTTAGTAGAACCAGTTACAGACGTTTTATCTAAGATTAACAAGAACTTTATTAAACCAGTTACTTCAGAAGTAGGGGATGTTCTCTCAGCCGTAGATACCGAAGCTAGAGGCTTGTTGTCGGCAGTAGACGATAAAGCGCTACAGCCCCTTACGCGGCATGTTGGAGATGTTCTATCAACGGCAGACACAGCAGCTAGACAAGGTTTATCAGCTTTTGACGATGCAGTACTTAACCCTGCTGGAGACGTAGTAGAGGACGTAGGTCAAGCAGTAGGGGACGTAGCTGAAGACGTAGGACAAGAGGTTGGAGACGCACTGTCAGCAGCAGAGACAGCAGTTAGACAGGTTATTGGAGATATAGACTTACCTGATATAGATATAGACTTACCAGACATAGACTTACCTGATATAGACTTACCTGATATAGACTTAAACATACCACAGGTAACTAGTGCTCCGTCTCCTACTCGTACTACAGGTGGTTTATTTGACGTAGCTCAGTTTGAACACGATGAGGGCATTAGTTTAGTAGGTAACCTGCTTACAGGTCTTACAGAACAAGACGCTAAGAAGTTAAGTAAAAAACAATTCCAACAACCCAAAGAAGAAATGGTAGACTTACTGTCAAACCCCTTTTCTAGTTCTTTTAACTAAAGGTATATAATTTAATGACATACTTAGAAGCTGTAAACAGAGTTCTTATACGCTTGAGAGAAGAAGAGGTGACCACGGTCAACCAAAACTCCTACTCTAAGCTTATAGGAACCTTTGTAAATGACGCTAAACGTATGGTGGAGGATGCTTGGGATTGGTCTTCGTTAAGAGCCACTATTACAGTCACTACACAAGCTGACGTTTTCTCTTACAACTTAATTGGAGCTAACTCTTCTTTTAAAACCTTGAACGTATTGAACGACACTAAAAACTGTTTTATGGAGCACATTCCTGCTTTTGAAATGAGTAACCAATACCTTATTCAGCCTGTTGTAGAAGGGTCTCCTACTCAGTACACTTGGAACGGCTTTACTGCCGAAGGCAACGCTATTGTAGATGTCTACCCTAAGCCTAACGCTGTAGAGTACTTACGTTTTAACCTTGTTCAACGTAGAGATGAATACACTAACGATGCTGATGTGTTCTACGTACCTACTCAGGCTGTTATTCAGCTTGCACAGGGCTTTGCAATGGAAGAGAGAGGAGAGACAGGCGGCCAGTCAAGCGGCGCTATGGTACAGTTAGGACGTTCTACGTTGGCTGACGCTATCGCTTTAGACGTTGCTAGGTTCCCTTCTGAGACTATTTGGAGGGATGTGTAATGGCTCAACAGTTACAGAATCTTGCAATCTCTGCTCCTGCTTTTGCTGGGCTTAATACACAAGACTCTCCTGTTGACTTGAACGCTGCCTTTGCTGATGTTGCAGAGAACTGTGTAATTGACCAGAGAGGTCGTATTGGAGCTAGGAAAGGCTGGAGTACTATTACTACTAACGGTGTCGCGGTGTTAGGCACTAGTGCAGGTATTGAGCACATACAAGAGTTTATCGCGTATGACGGGACAGCCACTGTTTTCTCTATGGGCAACCTAAAGATATACAGAGGAACTACAACTCTTACTCAAATAGCTTTTCCTTCTAACTACTCTTGTAGTGCTAATAAATGGAAGACTGCTTCTTTTGATAACAATGTTTACTTCTTTCAGGCTGGACATGCTCCTCTCAAGTACGTAGCTGGAGCATCTGCCTTAGTGCTCGTTCCTGACTCTGGCAGTGCTGCTCCTCCACAGGGAGACGAAGTACTAGCTGGCTTTGGTCGTCTATGGGTCACATCTGTTGCAAACCAAGACTACAAGATTTATGGTAGTGCTCTTCTTGATGGAGACACTTGGCATGGCTCAGGTAACTCGTGGTTAACTTTAGATTTAACTAACGTCTGGCCTCAAGGCTATGACTCTGTAGTTGCACTTGCTGAACACAACGGATACTTAGTTGTCTTCGGTAAGCGTTCTATTATC